CGGCGCCCGCCACCACAAGCCCTGCTGCATCTGCGACGGCCCGATCGACTACACCCTGCGAGCACCGCACCCGCAGGCCTGCTCCGTGCAGCACCTCAAGGCACGCAGCCTGCACCCGGAGCTGACGTGGGAACCAGGCAACTGGGCGCCCGCACACCTGCGATGCAACCAGCAGGCCGGCACGGGCAGCCCCAAGCCGGCCCCGGCGCCCCTCGACGTCGGCCCGACCTCCGGCTGGTGACCCACCCCCATCGGAAAACCCAGCGAGGGGCCCACGGGCAGGAGTCCACGCCGTCAGCTTCCTCTCCCCCCTGAGCTGGGGCCCCACCCCCATCGCGCACGAGGAGGATCCGATGCCGCTGGTCGATGACGTCAGGGCTGCGGTCTCCCACCTCGGTCTGAAGCCGGAGGACGGGGCCGCGAAGGCGCTCGCGGAGACGTACGCCGAGGCGATCGACCTGGCGATCGCGTCGCGGGATCCGATGGCGATCACGAAGGCGCTGTATCTGGGCCCGCACCTGCTGAAGACCCTCGGCGAGCTCGGGGCGACGCCGGCCGGGCGGGCGGCGATGGCCGCGAAGATCCCGGTGCAGCCCCCCGAGGATCCGGCGGAGAGCGGGAGGAAGGCGTCGGTGACGCTGCTGAGGGACCTGCGGAAGGAAGCTGCGCGGTAGAAGACCTGAGGAGTGGTGATGGCGAAGCGATTCGGGTCACCAGTCCCCAGGATCTTCACCCCTCCGCTGCGGCCCCTGGAGCCGCGGAGCCCGGAGACGGAGCGGTGGACGCTGGGCTATTCGGTGATCGATTTCGCCGAGCAGATCCTGCTGATCGTGCTGCTGCCGTGGCAGAAGTGGCTGCTGATCCACGCGTTGGAGCTGGTCGAGCTCGACGGCCGGATGCGGCTCCGCTTCCGGAATGTCGTGGTGCTGGTTGCCCGACAGAACGGCAAGTCGACGCTGTCGAAGGTGCTGGCGCTGTGGGCGATCTACGTGCGCGGCTGCCGGACCGTGCTGACGACGGCGCAGGACCTCGACACGGCTGAGGAGATCTGGCAGGACGCGGTCGACCTGGTCACCGAGGAGGGTGAGGATGACGAGCTGCTGAGGCCTGCCCTGGCCGAGTTGGTGAAGAAGGTCCAGCTGGTCAATGGGAAGAAAGCGCTGGTCCTGACGACTGGCGAGCGGTACAAGGTCAAGGCCGCGAACCGGAAGGCCGGCCGTGGCCTCACCGGCGACCTGGTGATGCTCGACGAGCTGCGTGAGCACCAGAACTGGTCGGCGTGGGGAGCGCTGACGAAGACCACGATGGCCAGGGCTGAGGCGCAGATCTGGTGCTTCAGCAACGCCGGCGACGTCACGAGCGTGGTGCTGCGGTACCTGCGGATGCTGGCACACGAGCAGCTCGGCGACCCGGACGGGATCGTCGCGGCTGATCGCGCGACCGCACCGACCGAGGTCGACGCCGAGGACGCCGCCGCCGACCTGCTCGACGCGGACATGGACGATGACGATCCCAGCGAGGTCGATGACGAGCTGCTCGTCGAGGACCTTGAGGTTGATGCCGCTGACTTGTTCCTGGCGGAGTGGTCGTCGCATCCCGGGTGCTCGAGGTTCGACCGTGACGAGTGGCCGTGGGCGAACCCGTCGCTCGGGTGGACGATCGAGGAGCGGACGATCGCGTCGGCGGCGCGGACGGATCCCGAGTGGGTGTTCCGGACCGAGGTGCTGTGTCAGTGGGCTGACGGCACGCTGGAGGGTCTGTGGCCGGCCGGTGTGTGGGAGAAGTCGCTGAACACTCTGGTCGAGGGCGCTGACGGGCGGGCGGTCGTCGCGGCTGCGGATCGGATCGTGTCGGACTCGGTGGTGTGCCTGTCGATGTCGCATGACCGGTCGCGGCTGTACGCGGTGCGATGTGGTGAGCGTGCTGACGGGCAGGTCCAGGTCGAGGTGGATACGGCCCGGGCCGGTACCGGCTGGGTCCGGGACTGGCTGATGGACCGGCGGGCCCGGATCGAGTGCGTGACCGGGCAGAGTAACGGAGCGCCGGTGTCCGACCTGATGGCCGAACTGGCGGCTGACAAGACGTTCACGATCCCGATCGTCCCGTGGGGAGGCCCTGACCTGGCCGGCTGGACCGGTCGGGCGTGGGACGCGGTGAAGGCTGGTCTGGTCCGGCACAACCCGCAGGCCGTCCTGGACGCCGGCGCGGCCGCGGCGGTGAAGAAGCCGCTGGGTGACCGATGGGTCCTGGACCTGCGCAAGTCGCCGGTCGATGCGGCACCGCTGCAGGGACTGTTCGGGGCGTACGGCTGCTGGACCAGGCCGACGCCAACTCCGCCGCCACCTCCACCACCCCCGGCCGCGGTCGCCGTCAAGACCAGCGGGTCGCTCCTGGCGGGCCCGCTGGCGGACAGCGGCGTGATGACGATGCACTTCTGAGGAGAGGGGTCTGCTGATGGCTGTTCCGGTAGCCCCTCTGGGCTACACCGTGTCCGCTTCCGCCAGGTCGTGGCTGCCGGCCGGTGAGGACGTCGAGGAGGACGCCCCGCAGCTGCGCTGGCCCGAGTCGGTGAAGATCTTCGGGCGGATGGAGCGCGAGGACTCGCAGATCGAGTCCGCGCTCGCCGCGGCGCTGCTGCCGATCAAGCGGACCGGGTGGCGCATCGATGCGGCCGGGTCGCCCGCCGATGTGGCTGATCGGGTCGCGCGGAATCTCGGGCTGCCGCTCGTCGGCGCCGAGTCGAGTCGGTCCGAGGCGGAGCGGATGGGCGGGAGGTTCTCCTTCGGCCAGCACCTCGAGGAGGCGCTGACCTCGCTCGTCTTCGGGCATGCGTTCTTCGAGCAGCAGTTCGAGTGGGATCCAGTGGCCGGCTGGTTCCGGCTGAGGAAGCTGGGCTGGCGCCCGCCGGCGACGCTCGACAAGGTCGAGGTCGCTGCTGATGGCGGCCTGATTGGGATCCGCCAGAACGAGGGCGGGAAGCTCATCCCGGTGGACAGGCTCGTCGCGTACGCGCACGGTCGGCGCGGCGGAAACTGGCTCGGCCGGTCGATGCTCCGCAGCATGTACAAGCCGTGGATCCTCAAGGACCGGATGCTGAGGGTCGGATCGGAGACGGTCGAGCGGAACGGCATGGGCGTCCCGATCTACGAGGCTTCCGAGGTGTCGCAGCTCGTCCTGGATCCCGCGGAGATCGAGACCCGGCAGAACGCCGAGATCGCCGAGGGCCTCAAGCTCGCCCAGGGCCTCCGCTCCGGGCAGACGGCCGGCGCGGCAATCCCGAACGGGGCGAAGCTGCGAATGTCCGGCGTCGAGGGGGACCTGCCGGATGCCGAGAAGTGGGTGCGGTACTACGACGAGCAGATCAACCGGGCCGTCCTGGCGCACTTCCTGAACCTGGGCCAGAAGACCGGCAGCTGGGCCCTCGGGTCGACGTTCGCGGACTTCTTCGCCCTCGGCCTGCAGTCCGTGGCGAAGGACTTCGCCGACGTGTTCCAGCAACACGTCATCGAGGACCTCGTCGACATCAACTGGGGCCCGCAGGTGCCCGCCCCACGGCTGGTGTGGGACGAGATCGGCTCGACCAGCCCGATCACCGCCGAGGCGATCCAGTCGCTCCTGCAGACCAGTGCAGTCATCCCGGACGACAAGCTCGAAGCGTTCCTGCGGCACCGGTTCCAGCTTCCGCAGGCCGACCCGCAGACTGCCCGCCAGCAGGCATCCGGTGGCGTCGCCCGAACAGACCCGCCGCCAGCAACCCAGAGTCCCGGGGAGGGGATGTGACCGAACAGCACCAGAAGCGAAGCCCCGAGCTGCCCTCGTTCCGGATCAGGAACGTGGCACCACGGACGGCCGAGGTCGACATCCTTGACGCGATCGGCGCCTGGTACGGCGTCACCGCGAAGGACGTAGCCGAGCAGCTCAAGGATCTGGATGTCGACCAGATCAACCTGCGGATCAACAGCCCGGGCGGCGACGTGTTCGACGGGATCGCGATCATGAACACCCTCCGCCAGCACAAGGCGACGGTGACCGCGAACGTGATCGGCCTCGCCGCGTCCGCCGCCTCGTTCATCGCCGTCGGCGGCGCCGACCAGGTCGTCATGGCCGAGAACTCCATGATGATGATCCACGACGCGTCCGGCCTCGTACTCGGGAACGCGCAGGACATGCACGAGGCCGCCGGCCTGCTGGACCAGATCAGCAACAACATCGCCGACGTGTACGCCGGCAAGGCTGGCGGGACGGGCGCCGAGTGGCGCCAGACGATGCGCGGCGAACGCTGGTACACCGCCGCCGAAGCGGTCGACGCCGGGCTCGCGGACAGCATGGACGGTCCTGTCGGAGATCAGCCGCAGGATGCCGCTTTGGCGCGCGTGAAGGCATCCGCTCGGCAGCCCACGCAGGGCCACACCATCGACGACGTCCGGGCTGCCGCCGCGGCACTCGGAGCGCCGAACCCCACCACGAACCTCCCGGCCGCGCCGCGGCAGGAGACCACCACAACCCACAAGGAGGACGCTCGCATGAACGAGCTGATCAAGGGTCTGTGTCAGCGGCTCGGCCTGCCCGAGGACGCCGCCCAGGCCGACATCCTGTCCACCCTCGACAACCGGCTCGCCGAGCCGCGGATCCCCGACGGAATCGTCGCCGTCGACCAGGCCGTGTACGACGAGCTGCAGACCGAGCTCGCCGCCGGCCGCCAGGCGATCGCGAAGGCCACCGCGGAGCGCCGCGACGGCCTGCTGCAGGACGCGCTGCAGGCCGGGAAGATCACCGCCGCCTCGGCCGACCTGTGGCGTACGCAGCTCGACACCAACGAGGCCGGGACCGTGGCGCTCCTCGACTCGATGCCCGCCAACCGCTCCGTCCCCGTCGAAATGCTCGGCTACACCGGCGGCGTCGACGAGGCCCCGGACGACGAGACCGCCCTGTACAACCGCGTCTACAAGAAGGAGGCCTGATCATGGCCGACCACCTGCCCAAGTTCCAGCCCGGCGCCGCGGTCACGTTCACCGCGTCCGGCGCGATCACCGGTGGCCAGGTCGTGGCCATCACCGCAGCCCGAACCGTGGCCGTCGCAGGTGCCGCGTCCACCGCCGCGATCGGCACCGCCGGCCATGATGCGGCCGACGGCGAGCTCGTCGTCGTGTACCTGTCCGGCCCCGTCGACACGGCCGTGTCCGCCGCAGCGATCGCGGTCGGCGACTCCGTGGAGGCCGCAGCCTCCGGCAAGATCCAGACCGCCACCACCGGCCGTGTCCTCGGCGTCGCGATCACCGTCGCGACCGCCGGCGACCAGGCCGTCGAGTTCGTCCGCTGAGAGGGGACCTTCACCATGACCACCTACCCGCTCGCGCCGAGCGTCTCCGACGTCCTGGCGCTGCTGAAGTCGCCGACCCTGCTCGCCCGCCGGTTCGCGGAACTCGTCGCCGCCCGGAATCGCGGCTTCATGTCCAACCAGGTCCTCACCGGCCGCTACACCATGACGGGTGGCGCACTCGTCTACTTCCCCGAGGAGCAGATCGAGGCCGACGACGAGCCCGAGGACCTCACCCCCGGTGGCGAGTATCCGATGGTCACCCTCGGCGAGGACGCGCTGGAGATCGTTGCTGCCGGCAAGAAGGGCTTCGGCTCCAAGGTCTCCGACGAGGCCGTCTCTCGCCTGCAGGCGGATCCGGTCGATCGGGCCCTCAACCTGCTCGCGAACAAGATGATCAGCTCCTTCGACAGCGGCGCGATGTCCATGGTCGCCTCGGCGATCACCCAGACCCACTCCGGCGCCGCGTGGTCGACCGCGACGAACATCATCGCGAACGTCGAGGGCGCGAAGGCTGCCGTGAAGGAACTGGAACTCGGCTACGAGCTCGACTCCATCCTGCTGAAGGAGTCGCAGTGGGCCGCGATCGCCGCCCCGCTGCTCTCCCTGCTGCCGCGTGAAGCCGGGAACCCTGTGATTGCGGGCGGCACCCCGCAGATCCTCGGGGTCCGCTGGCTGACCTCGCCGAACCTCCCCGCCGGCTGGGTGCCCACCATGTTCGACTCCATGAACCTCGGTGGAATCGCCCACGAGGCGATCCCGTCGCCCGAGTACGCGACCGTGAACCTCGGGGCAAACGTCCCGTCGGTCGAGATCGCCCGCTACCGGGAGCAGAACGACTCGACCAGGATCCACGTTCGCAAGGCCGATGTGCCCGTGGTCCGCAACCCCCTGGCCGGGATCGAGATCTCCGGGACGGGTCTGTGATGGCTGCTCGCTACATCGTCGCCTGGCCGATGGTGAAGGTCGTCATCGACCGCAAGGTGTCCCTCCTGGCGAAGGGCGCGCCGGTTCCCGCCGCAGTCGATCCGGAGGTGCTCGAGCGGTTCGTCGCTCGCGGCATGGTCATGGAGGTGCAGCCAGTCGAGGTTCCGGAGGACCAGGCTGACGAACAGGAGTCCGACCAGGTTCCGTCGGACGAGGAACCTGCTCGGGACTTCGCGGCGATGAACCTCGACCAGCTGCGCGCCTACGCCGCTGAGCACAGCGTCGACCTCGGCGGGGCGACCCGCAAGGACGACATCATCGCGGTCCTGACCGCAGCCTGACACCAGAGGGGAGGCGGGTGCGATGAGCCTGTTCATCTCGCTGGAGAACGTCCGGGAGGTCGTGCCCGCCGTCTCGGACGCCAGCCACGGCTTGTCGCCCGAGAACGTCTTCACCGCCTGGAGGGCGATGAGTTGCGCCTCGGCGATCAGTCCCGAGTCCGACAGGACCGTGATGCAGGGGGCCTCACGGGCAAGCTCCGACGAGACAGCA